CGTCCAGCACGCGAGAGCCCATCGCCTTGTGATAGTGCTGCACCGATGCCGCGAGGGTTTCGAGCACGCGCCGCTTGATGCACAGGAATCCCCCAGGAAGGCCAGTAGCGCTGATCAGCCCGTCTTGTTTGTCTTCCCCGCAAATCACCGGGTAAAGCCGCTCGTCGTGCTTGATCGGGTAACCCCCGCCTACCACGTCCTTGTCGTGCGCCACCAGCCTAGCCACCGCGTCATCCGGCCAGCCAAGGTCAGCATCGATGAAGAACAAGTGATCTGCCTTCGATTCGAGAAACCGGGCCACCGCTAAATCCCGCGCCGTGTCAGCAAAGTGCACGCCCGGGATCAGGCACAGGTCGAAGTCGATCTTTTCGCGCGTCGCTAAGAGAGACAGCAGATAGTCGGCGCAGACATTCCCATCGAACGTGGGGGTTGCGATTAGTACGGTCATAGGAATGGGGAGCTATGCTAGCCTCCCCCCCCCTATCAATCAGGCCATGAGGCCCAAGGCGCGCAACGCGGTGCGGCATGCGTTGGCCGTGGTGATGACAGTAGTGGCGTCGGTAGCAGCCGCCACAGTTGGTTGCTGCACTACCGGGACAGCGTCGAAGAAGCCGATTTTATCTGTCGCCGCGCCACCGATCTTGCAGCCATCCGGTGAGCCGTAATCCAAGCGTTCGTATGAAGCCATGATGTTTCCTTTATAAAAAAAGGCCCGTATGGGCCTATGTTAAATTACTCGATATGGGACCAAGTACGTCGCTTTCTGATGTCGCAAACAGTGGTTGCAGTAATCCCAAATCGTTTGGCAAGTGCCGCGCCAGTCTCTTTTGACGATCTGATTTCTTTTACGATCTCTTTAGTCAATTTTGACATGCCGTGGTTTTCGCCGAGCGATGACTTTGGTCTAGCCCTGCCCTTTTCCCACATATCCCTTGCGTTATCAGACTTAGAGCCCATGAATAGATGAGCTGGATTTACACAGACAGGGTTGTCGCACCTATGGCAAATACAAACACCTTCAGGTATTGGTGACTTAAAAAGCCGCCACGCTGCCCTATGAGTTGGCTCAATTGCTCCTTTAGCGTTTCTCCACTGACCATGCCAATTAGCCTTAATTACAGAGCCAGTCCATAACCAGCAATTGGTTTCTTGGTCAATATTGACGCGCTTCAGGAACCTCTCTTCCTCAGTTAGGCCGTGGTACTGAACCTGTAACGGCTTCAGCACCTTGCCTTTCCGCTTTTGCTGGTAATGGGCGGGGCAATATTCACCCCGCCCTTCGTTTTTACATCCCTCAAATTTACAGAGCACGATCCACCTCCTTAATCGGTGTTAAAGTCTCACCATTATATAAGGATTCGGATCGTTACACAATGACCGCTACGACGTGATTCTGCATGCCCATTCGGGCCTCAGTGCAGCAAAGCCATAAAGGCAGTCAATACGCATCAACAACTCATCGTTGCGAATGTCAGAGGACTGCCATACGCGCATAGACAGCCCATCTTGCACACGGCGGACGCACTTCGCAGCATCGTCCATGATGGGCAAGTCTGCTGTCACGAACTGGAACGCCTCCTTGTGATACATGAGGTTTTGCACGTACGAAGTCGAGGCATTGCCGACGAAGGTCAGTGTCTTAGAGTTGAAGTCGGTAGTCGCAAGGTCTGCGCCAGTAGACGAACCCACGTTCTTGTTCGCGCCAGTGAGATAGATCGTGGGCGAAACAGTGGTGGTTGTCGCGCCGATGGCAGTGATGACGAACTGCTGCAGATTCGAGTACGCAGCTTTGGTTTCAGGATGCACCGCATAGACCCCGGCAATCGTGAACACTTGTCCGACGCGCTGGTCCGACACTCCGATCGTGGTGTGCATGTCGACCGTGTTACCGCCGTCCGTGACGAGTGCGGCTGCATCGGTCGTGCCGGTCACGTCAGCGCCGTTGGTCAGCGTCCACATGCGCTCGTTTTCGTACCAGTCGGCCATTGCGGTCCGCCCGATCATGCCTTCGCGGTACTGGTCCTTGATTTGCTGCGAGTCTTGAAACAAACCCTTCAAGCCATTGACCATGCCGCCCATCGTCACCGAGTCGCACTGAATGAAGCGATTGCCATCCTTCGGTGCCAAACCTTGATTGAGCTTGGCGCGGGCCGCACCGACTGCGACGAGATCAGTTGGAGGCGTGCCAGCAGTGCCTGCGACGTTGTAGACTGCCTTGGTCGCGAACGCGATGTAATCGGACTCGATCCCAGAGATGAGCGTGGCAACGGCCGGTTCGATGTAACGCTTGCTGAGTTCGTCGATGGACAAAGCCAACTCCACGGAGTTGAAACGCATATCAACGTGGTCTTGGGTGGCGGCCGTGATAGAGCCATAGGCTTCGTTTTGGTCTTGCACGTCCATTACACGTGAGCCAGTGGTGCGAACGTATTTGTTAGGCTTGCGAACGCGCAGCGTAGTGCCGATCTTCGCGCCCGTCTTGCCGAACGAGTCGTCGTATTGACGATCGGTGGTGGCGATGAACTGAGATTTTTCATGAGCAATCCGCAGCGCTTCGCGGGTGATCATGTCGATTGTTACAAGAGAGTTACTCATGTCTTTTCCTTCCAGAGTGCCTCACGGCATTAGAGTTGCGCCAGCGCCTCACGGCGTTAAGCGCGGGAGTTTTACCTACGTTGAGCGATTTGCGCCTTGCGCCACTTAGCGAACTCAGCATCCGTCATTTCTGAAGGATCCTTAGTTCCGCCATTCACTCCAGCAATCGGAGTAATCGGTGCAGGCGCATTCGATACAGGTTTGACGGCGGATTGACTGAGCTTGATTTCCAGCTTTGTCAACTCGCGCGCCATTTGCACAGGAGGAAGAGAGAGGATTCTTGCGGCTTCGTCGAGATCACTACCAAGGTGGTGGAGGACTTTATGTCCCGCATCAGATGTTGACGCCAATTCGAGAAATTCCCGATTGACGCCCACCATTTGAAGATTGCGGAGTGCCGCGTCGAAGTCTCCTTTGAACTCCTTCGCGCCTTCCGCATAGACCTTGTTGCACGACTCGTTGAACCGCTGTTCCGCAACTATCCGAGCGGCTTCCTGTTGCGCCAACGTCTGGACATCTACGTCACGCGCTTGAGATGTGTCGCCAGACTGGAACCGAGCTAGTTGATCCCGCAGCGCCTGCGCTTCTCTTGCAGCATGCTCTGCGCGTTCATTGGCCTGGTTCCGTTGAGTAGCAAGCTCGCTAAAGCGCTGAGCAGCCCATTTTGGCGGGCCTTTCCTGGCTTTCTCGGCTTCCTCTTCAGATTGCTGACTCGCTTGCTCCTGTGTTTGCTCCGCGGTCGCTTCAGAGCTAGTGCTTTCGACCTGATTCGCCTGTTCAGCCTCAACTGGCTCCGCCGGTGCAGCGTTCTGGACTTCTTCTGACATTGGTTTCCCAAAGAGATTAATAGCCTCGCCAATCCGGACGAGTACGGTTACTGCGATTCGTTAGGCGTTAAAAAACCCGCACTCGGCGGGTTGTCTGGTTGCGCTTGTTCTTGCGGCGGCTGCATTTCTTGCGGAGACGGCAAAGCATCTAAGTGCGCAGGATTCTTCACGCCTTGCATCACGTCAATCAGCATCTCTTTCACTGCCGCGAACTCCATTAGCAATTCGCTCGGCGTGGCTTGCTGCGCCTGCGCCTTCAGTGCAAGATCACCCTCCACTTTCATGCGGTCGGTTTGCGCCTTGTACTTTTCGATTTCCTTGCTTTCGAGCTCGGACTGCATGTTCTGAATCGCGCCATCCATCTGCTGCACAGTCTGCGTCAGATGATCAATCTGCGCCTTGGCTTGCGGCGGCAACTGCTGTTCGTCGTCATCCTTGATGTTCGGCGGCAGCGTCTTCTCAAGTCTCTCGGCCAGCTGATCGGCCATCGGGAAGTCCGCTGCCTTCATGATCAAGTCACCGGCTACTTGCAGCAACTGCGGGTTGCGACTACTCATCTCCGTCAACGCCTGGAAGGCTTCTTGGCGCTTCGATGTGTAGCTTGGGCCCACTGTCACAGTCACGTCATAGCGGCCAACCGATGGATTGTAGATTTCCTCGACTTCGCGCGTCAGCGGGTTTTGCTGCTTGCTGTAAGCCGCTTGCTGAGATGGGTCGATCTGCACCTTATCTTCTTTGCCGTCTTCGCCGATGATGCGGATCACGCGCGCCGTGTCGTAAATCTTGGGGATCAGGTCCACCAAAATCTTGCCGGTGTATTTGATCGCCCGCGCGACGTTGTCGACGAAGTGGAAGGTGGAGGTGTCGCCTTCGCGCTGCCTTGCCATGATCGCCCGCCCCGAGGTCTCGTTCGACTTCGCGCCCATGCTTGCGTCGTACTGGCCGGACGCCATCTTCATCTCTTCAGACGCCACTTGCATGCCCTGCATGTACGCCGAAGCCATGGTGGGTGGCTGCTGGCGCTGTGGCATCGGCAGCGGGTTGCCATCTTCGGTGAACGCGTTATAAGGCAGGTAGGGCGTGTTCGAGGTGTTGAGGTTGTCCCAATACTCTTCGTAGCCCTCGACCGCTTCGGCTGGCGTAAGATACGGCTGCTTGCCTTGCAGCGCAACGAACTCGACAGCCGAGGATGTCCAGTAGTTGTACATCCGCTGGGCATCCTTCATCTGTCGCGTGTGGCCCTTGCGATCGATCTCGCCGTCGATCTCGACTTCATCACCGACCACGCGCACCAGAGGGATGTAGACCCCAGGCCACTCTTTTTGCTCCAATATTTGCTCACCACCGGCGATCAAATACCATTCAACTTTGCAGGTCTTGACCGTGCGTGAGCGCAGGCCGGATGCCTTGGCTGCCTTCGCCATCTCCGGTTCCAGCTCGGACGCCAGCATGGTGTTGCCTTGCTCGTCCGCGTAAAGCGTATCGTTGACATCCACTTTCCGAAAGTACTCAGCGATGCGGATCGTGTCCTTCGTCAGCCACTCCGTCGTGCTGTTGATGTCAGTCGGCCAGGACACCGCGTCGGCATTCGGATAATTCGCCTCGAACTCGTCCTTCGGCAGCTCTTCAAACACGAAGCCGTAGCGCGCATCAGAACCATCGGCTTCTTGAATATACGGATCGAGATAGACATTCAGAGGATTCTTCACGCGCTTGATGAATATCTCTTGATCGAACGAGTCATACGATGCGTAATCTGTCGTAATGCGCCAATAGCCAAGCCCGGCGTCGACCGCGAACTCTTGCGCAGTGTCGTAAGCCACATCAGCAGAAGAATTCGATTCGATGTGCCGGATGATGCCGTTGAATATCTCTGCGGTCTTCTTGTCTGCGCCGCTGTCAACTGGCGACACACGGACCGATGGCTTGTTCTGCCGCGCGTCGTTCGTGATCTGCCGGTTGTGCTGCTTGACTTTGTTGATTGTGAGATGCGGCCTGCCATCGAGCTGACGCGACTTGCGCATCGCATCGTCCCATTGCCAGCCGTTGTCCGGATCGCCATTGGCAAAACGCAGGTCTTCACGCCACAGCTTGCGGGCGTTCGACTCGAAGTCTTCGCAGCGTTTGAAGCGCGTCTTGACTTCGTCGAGTAGCTTTTGCTCGTCAGTCTGCTGTGGTTTTTTCTTTGCCATTGTGCTTTAACCCATCCAACGGTTTTGGCCGCGCGGAATGTTCAATTTCGGTTGCGCCTTCTGTTTGACCTTCGGCTCACGTAATGCCACCGCCAGATATCTAAACGCATCAGCGCCGTGCGAAGCCCAATCGTGCAAGGGCTTCGTGCTGTATTGCTGCGTGTCTTCGTCGACTTCGTAGCGATAGTTGCGCAAGCATTGAATGCCATCCGCGCACTTGTCGGCATCGAACCAGCAATTCGGGAACAGTGTTCTCGCCGCGTTGATGCCGTCAGCTATGCTTACCTTCGGCGCGATCCTTACCTTGAAGCCTGCCGCTCTTGCCTGCTGCGCGATCGTGCGTTCTGACGCCAGCAGTTCGTTCTCAGCGTCATGCGGCAGCCAGGTGTCGCCATACACGTAGGACTTCGCCTGAAGATGCTTGAGATAGTGCCCGAGCGCGTGGCCCTGGTTTTCGTAATAATCGATGATGCGGAACTCGAAGCCGACGATTTGCGCAAACCAGATTGCTGTCTTGTCAGCTCGCCCCAAGTCCCAGAACGTGTGAACCGGCTTGCTCTGGTCGTATGGCACGCGCGTAAAGCGTTGCTCCTCAGTCGCTTTGCGTACTTCGTTCGCGTAGATCGCGCCATCCAGGGTTTGTTTGCAATGACCTTCCCAGACTGTCAAATACGCATCCGGGTCCTTCGCCTGTAGATCGTCCTTTTCTTGCTGCAGCACGGCCGGGAACCAAGGATTGTCTGACCAGTTGATCTTCTGAACGATGCTGTTCGTCGGCGGCTTGGCAACGAAGCGTTGATATGTCTCGTCCGCTTCCAGGCTCGGATTGAACGTGATCCATATTTCAGAGCCTTCTTTGCGTATCGTTGGGATCAGCGTGTCCCAAGAGCCTTTTGAGATCGTCTGCGCTTCCTCGCACCACACGATGTCCACACCTTCAAATGACTTGATCTTCGTGATGTTGTGTCGCAAGCCAGCGAAATAAAACTCACTTCCGTTCTTGCCGCGTATCGTCGTGTTCTGTATCTCGTAGAACGAATCAAGCCCCAGCGCTTTGATCTGATCACTCAGCAGCGCATGGACCGATTCAGAGATAGAGTTCTGGAATTCGCGTGCGCAGAGTATGCGCAATGGCTTTGCAGCCGCTTGTATCAGCAGAGCACGTGCGACACCCCAAGACTTCGCGCCGCCTCGACCGCCGTATAGAACTTTGTAGCGCTTCGGCTCGAACAAGCATTGCAGCTTATCCGGGAACTGCGCATCAATCGGCATTCGGTTTGATAAAAGATATTTGTATGCTCGTTTGCACTGGCCCGCCGTCCGGGCCTTGCACTGTTTGTTCTACTTTGTCGCCATACTTCTTCGGAGCCATCTTTGAAGCAAGCCACTTTCTGGCATCGACTCTTAATCGAGACCGTGCAATGACATCGTGATCCGTGCGCTTGTTGCCGTCTTCGTCTAGATATGTGTCGTTCAAGCCGTCGTCAGCGATTGAGAGAATCTCGTCGGCCATTTTGTCAGCTTGTGCCTCTCTCGCGCGCGCGTATTGCTCTGAGAAATATTTATTTTCTGACAACCACTTGAACACTGTGGATTGCGCTGGCATGTCATCTGATTTGACGATTGAGCGCAGGCTTTCGCCGTTCGCTATCTTTTCACAGATGGTGTCTGCAATAGCTTGCGTAAATTCGCTTTCGCGTCCCATGCATTCCACATCCGCTAAACGGAAGATTGAACATGCGGAACCGCCGCAAGTCGGAAAAGAAGCTACCCTCACCGGCCACACACTAGCTGCACGTCTTCGTGGCCGCTACGCTACCTATTGGTTTCGAGGCATAACCTCTCATCAGGCGTAGTGACGCGCAGCGGGTTCCCTACTTGGGTAGCATTGGGAACGTATGCTCAAATAAAAACGCCCAGCTGGTTAGGCCGGGCGAAGCATGCGATGCTGAAGGGGTGGTTCTATCGCATGAGGGAGAGAATGGATTTAGTGCGCATTTATCACATCTAGCTCCAATATACTAACCGCAATTTTATTTATGCGCAACATTTTTGGGTTTCAGGCGGCTGTCGTTGCTTTTGGCACTGATCGATAACTGTAAATCCGACCAACATTCCTTCGTTCTCATCGAAATAGAATTTGCCAAAAAAACGATCATTCGAATATGCTTGGCCAATAATTTTTTGATGTCGTTTTTTCTCGAGGGAAGAAATCAGGTCATCCAGACCATAAGCGACCACCTGCTTCTGCTGCATATTTGCTTGACGGGTGCGCAAAGTAGAGATTAAATCCTTTGCTGCCTCCAAGGATGGATTTGCGGGAAGAGCTCGCTTTGAGTGGTCAGCCAGCAACTGCTGGGCGATCGTCACAGCTTTGCTGGGCGACATGTGATTCAGCATCCAAGTCAAATGGCGTTCAGTAATTGACGTCACCATGGCGTTATTCGAAATATCTTGCTGTCGCCATATGTGCGCGCATTTTTTTCTCTAATGCTTCACGTGCTTGTGCCAGCGCATCTTCGTATATCGCATCTTTGAATATCCAGGCTGTGCAAATGCCGCGCGATTTATGTATCGCCCACCATTCATGCCGCTTCAAGTCCCCAATCATAGCTTCGACCGCCTCGCCGACGCGCATGAAGTCTTTCACATCTTGCGGGTTCGCGTAGCCGCCTGGTCTTGCGCTGTCTGCTAGTGAATTGAAGTCTTGCCAGATTCTTAACAATTTGTCGATTGGCTCAAGTGATTCGAAGTCTTCTTTTGATAGTTTTGCCCTCAATCTTCTCCCCTTTTCACAACTTAACTTTGCTGTCGCAGCCGGATCGTAGTAGAACCTCGATCGCTCTGCGCTGCTTTTTTCATTGAGCATGCGACCACCCGCAGTGAGTATTTCATACCACTCTTCGAGGCTCGGTCGCATAGCGCACCATTTTTGAGTTGTTGCGCTTATTTTAACAGCGACGTTTTTATCTGGCAACATCACAAATAGTCCTTGCGTTACGCACATCGTGTGCTATTCTGAAGTCATAGCAGCGCCACACAACAAAAAGGAGAAGATCATGACAACAGCAAATACCGCAAAACTCATCAAGTTCATCGAATCACATGACATGAATACAGCATTTGACAACGGAGACGGAACGCTGACAGTGACAAGCGTTGAATGCAGAAACGGTGTTGCTTGCGATGCTGTTAGCAGGATTCAAGCTACATTTGAAGCCGCTCGCGATCATCTCTGGTACTAAACCAAAATAGTCCTTGTGCTACACACAGTGTGTGCTATCCTACAGTCATGCAGCGAACAAATCACAAAAAGGAGAAAGTCATGGCAACCACAATTTATTTCCCCAGCATTAACGCAGAGGCAGTTATCAATACAGACATCAAGCGCGGCGGAACTGCTGCTGTCTGTGCGAGCTGGGACGGCAATGCGTACATCGGGCGAGTTCGTAACATCAAGTTCACAACATCCCGGCCCGCGAACTGGGATCGGAAAGACGAAGTGCATGTCTTGAAACATATTCCGGACGGCGGCTTTGCTTACGAAATTAATCTTAAATAGTCCTTGCATTGCACACGATGTGTGCTATTATGAAGTCATGCAGCGAACAAACGGGAGAAGCGAAATGTTCAAAGTCGGCGGAACAGAATTCAGGTCTTTCGTTCAAGCAGTGCGCTTCGCTAATCGTCGCAAGCTTGACGTTTTAGAATCTAGGGAAGACGGCACGCTGTTCGTTCGCTGGTCCCCAAACAAATAATAGGGGATAAAATGAAAATCACATCTTGGGTTATAAGAGACAAAACAACAAAACAAGCGATCATGGAAACATTCGACGGACATAAGGTCGCTGCGCTTAATACTGTGAAGTACG